TACAGCAGGACTTAGCAAAATTTATCTACTTCAATCAGACGGAAGTGAAGTTGTAGGATACCTTAGTTTAAATTCCTTAGATGAAACACAAATGGTAGCTAATTGGGATGAAGATACCTTTCCTACAAATGATTTAATAGAAGGCCCGAGTCGCTTATCTACTAGTTGGGGCACGTTTGACGCTGTCATCGATCCAACTAAAACGGGACCAAATGGGTCAGGATTAGACCCTGATGTCGGAACTAGATATCTTATATTGGAAAGCATAGGCGGGGGTGTAATAGATACCTTTGTTACTAGTAACAGCTCTAAAAGAATTAACACAGGTATAGATTTCGATTTAGTTAATAGTCATGAATTATATATTGATGGCATTTATACACCATCTACTCCCTTAAACAGTAATAATATTTTTTACATTGTAACTGCTACAGCTATAGCAATTGGTAGTACTGTGACTTATAAATTAAATTTAAATCAAGACGGTCCAGATGCTTGGAAAAATGCTGATAATTCTGACTTTATTGCCGATGCCAATGATATTATAGAATGGGATGGATCTAAATGGCATATTATCTTTTCAGCAAAAGAAAGCTCAGATCAGTTGATTTATCAAACAAATCTCTATACACTTACACAATATAAATGGAATGGTATAGCGTGGGTTAAGTCATTCCAAGGCGAATACAGAAAGGGACAATGGAGACTAGAACTTTAGAACTAATAGATTGTTCTGGTGCTTTGATATGTTCAAAAGATACCCGTCGATTTTTATTATTACAAAAAAATAATGGCAAGCATAATGGGCATTGGGGATTGGTAGGGGGTACTAATCATAATAATGAAACTGCTTGGCAAGGGTTACAACGAGAAATCGAAGAAGAATTAGGATTTCTTCCAGAAATTAAAAAAACCATACCGTTAGAACGATTTGTCAGTAGTGACAGTATGTTCAATTTTCACACATTCTTTTGTGTAGTTCCTACAGAATTTGTACCGGTTTTAAGTCATGAGCATAATGCTTGGGGATGGTTCACTTTAAATACTCCTCCAAAACCTCTACACAAAGCATTGGATCTTAGCTTGAGAAATAAAATTTTACAAACTAAGATCCAATCTATTATAGACATTATTGATAGTCTTTAAGCTTGCGCTTCTCCCCAACGTAAAACTATGTTGGCATTAATAGCAGCACCTGCTACCTTATATACATTAATAGCAAGTACGTCTGGTCCATTAGGATAAGTTCCTCGACCACCTAGTGTGGTATTTGTTAATTCCTTTAGTTCGCTTAAATCAAGCACACTAGTTGTACCTGGTCCAGCAATAAATGAAAACACTGTTTCTCCTGGTAGAGCGAAAGGTGGTAGACCGAATTTAAATTGTATTGTAGTAGTGCCTGGAGTAAACGCTGCTCCAAGGCTAGCTTGATTAAATGTAACACGGAAATAACTTGTTCCAAAATAACTTTGAGCTGTAGCATTAGTGACAAATGTACCGCCTGGAAACTTAGTAGGATCATCTACTTCTGTACCTGTTGTTGCTCCTGATGAAGTCCAACTGGCACTTTGAAAGAATAAAACCGAAGTACCGCTAACGTTGTAGGCCTTAGTTACTGTAAGTGTGCTGTTACCAGCGACGTTTTGATTAGCATTTTGACTCATTTGTACATAGAAAACATTTCCTAGAGCGCCATCATTATACCAAAAAGATATTTGCGTAATTGTTGTGTTTGCTGGAATACCTGTTCCGCTTACACGATCACCTACTGCCCATCCCTGACTCACATACGAATTACGATCAGATTCGGTAACTACAAAATAGTTCTCCCCGTTCTGTAAACTTCTGTTACTGCGCCAACTTAATGATCTAGCAGTAATACTACCTGATGGAAAGGCCTGTGTAGTAGCTGTAGCAGTAGTCTGACCTGCAGCACTCCAAACTACCGAACCGCCAGAAGCGATTTGACTAAAACTTGGCTGACCGCCTTGAGCAGATCCTTGTAATCCTGACCAAGATATATCTGAAGGACTAATTGGATAATTCTGGGGATTTAATACACCTTCGACAACGATACCGCCTGTACCTGTATCTGATGTAATTTCAATACCTTTTAATAGTAATTGCGCACGATTTAATAACTCTCTTTCTCCTAAATCTCCCACAATAGCATTACTTACACTAGGAGCTAATCTGATTAAGAAAGCAGTTCTTTTTGTTGTTGAAATACTAACATTAGTAGCTGCATAGTTAAACAGATATCCGCGGTCTTCATCAAATCTTCCATCAGTCAGGAAAGCACTACCCCAGTGACTAATAATAGGACTAACTGTATTCGATACAAGTACAACTCCAGTATTATATTCATGAGTAGCAGCAGCTCCTGCTGTAAATGTTCTTGAAGCTCCTGCTACAAAGTTTGTCATAGGAGCTGCTCTAGTACATCCAGTTAATGTATTGCCTGATTTTCCTGTAAATGCTATTAGTTCGTTGTCAATCAGTACTACACCTGATTCGTTTGGAAAATTAGTAGCATCTGTAAGAGGTATAGTAGTTTGTGTAGAAGTAATGGAACTGGCTAATTTATCTCTAGCTCCTTCATTGATAACTTCGTACCTAACAGGTAAGTTACCAGTACGCATATAAGCTTCTGTGTTTACGTTACTATTTCTAATACGATGTACAAAAATATAATTACCATCACTACCTCTGAGCATATAATCAATGAACCCAGCACCGTACCATGTATATTGAAGTCCAATCATCTGCATGGTAGAAGTATCTACATCATAACCGCTTGGCCCAGTTCCGTCTAATCTATCAATATTAAATTGGCTTTGAGGTACGATAATGTCCTCAACTTTACATAACTTACTTTGAATGGCATCTACTGCTCCTCTATAATCAGGAGTAACTGTCATACTAGTTTGACTATCTATATTAGCTACGCAATGTGTCATACCTTTTATAACAATTTTGTCTCCGGCATGTAATTGATCTCTGAATCTTGTATTAGTTCCTGTAATTAAGTTAGTATCTCTGTTTATACTCACAGTTCCTGCTAACTGGAATGTACTTGTACGTCTACCTACACTTAAAGTTTGACCGTCATACTGCCAAAACATTCCATTTTGTTCATCAAATGTTCCTGCTCTTACGGTAGCACCATGCCAGCGAACTAAACTCATCTGACTTTGTCCAGATAAAGTAGCATATACATTACCTAAAACAGTTTGTGCCTGTACTCTGAATTGACGTTCGTTAATAATATCAGTAACAGTATAATCTCCGTTATAACCAGAAGTTATTACACCTTTAATTCTGATCACTCCGCCTACTTGACAACCATGATCAACATCATCAGTAACTACAGTTATATAAGACCCAACCGCTGTTCCGGTAGCTGTTAAACTTTGAAGGTCATAACTAGGAGCAAATAAAGCACCTGTTGTATACATTACACCTTTACCAGACTGATAACGAATGTATTTTTTACTCATACGAATTGCCTGAGCACCGTGTTGTGGACCGCCTGTACCTAATTGTACACCACCGTCATATGGTCTGTGAACAAAATAAGCATCCGATCTAGTGTATACAGTTCCGGCTAATGTTACAGTCGAAACATCAACAGTTCCACTTGTTCTGGCAGTATATCTAATTGTTGTAGGAGTCGGAACACTTTCTACGAAAAACGGTCCAGCAGCAAATCCATGATTAGGACCATTACTTAAAATAGCAACGGTTATACTAGCTCCAGGAACCAGCCCATGTGCTGTTGTAAACGCCACTTGTATTCCGGCAATAGCAGCATACGCTATAGAAGTTCCATCTGCTATAGTTCCGGTAGTAACTTCACTTAAAGAAAGAGCAGACACAAAATCCACAACACTTCCACTTACAGCATTACCAAATTCTAGTACTAACATTATTGCGTTAGTACCATCAATGGAAGTAACTGTCATAGTTAAGTTATTAGTGGGATTAGTACCTCCTAGGGAAGATCCAGCTATAGTTAATTCATTTCCGACTTGATATCCAGATCCTCCGTTAGTTGGGATAGCAGTATAAACACCACCGGCTCTACTAACAGTAAACACTGCTCCTGCTCCTAAATGAGGAAGATTTGAACATGCTAAGTTAGTAAACAAGGCATCTGTACCTAAAGCACTACCTGTAGTTGTATAAGTTAATATTTCCCCTAATCCGCCCACAGTCAATACATTTATAAACAAATCATTTTCAGGAGTAGCTCCGCCTAATAGATCACCTGTAATAACAATTTGATCTCCTGGATTAAAATTACTTCCTGGATTTACATTTGTAACAGAATATACTCCTGCTGAAGAATCTCCAGTGTCGCTTCGTACAATATTCCAAGTACTGTTAATACCAGTTCCAGTAGTACTAGATTGACTTACTGGAGTATAAGTTACAGATCCATTGACACTAGTGCCAGTAAAATTTATAGGTATTGTACTGTCAACGTTAGAGACTGACCCGCCGCTATCCACACTTAATATGGTTATAGTGATGTCATTAACTGAATCTGAACCGCCTAATAAACTACCTAGAATTTTTACTCTATCGCCTTGTCTATAATTAGTTCCTCCGTTAGCAACACCTACATATTGATAAGAACCATTTACTCTAGCAAAATTAAATGTAGCTCCTGTGCCTATTGGACTAGTCAAGGAAGCTGACAATCCTGTATAAGTTTCTGTACCGCCAGTTTTAGGAGCAGTCAAAGGAGCACTTAAACTTACAGTAGTACCTGTGATACCTGTAACGAAAACAGCAGTTCCTGTTCCGTTGTCTATAGCCATTCCCTCTAAAATACCGCTAGCATTCTCAACATCAAAACTTGTGTCGCCTATAATGGCATTACTGGCAGCAGCAGTTTGAACCATAACTCCGCCTGTACCTACAATACCAGTAACTTGAGTTCCAGGATTAATACCTGCTGCTGTTAATGGAGCACCGATACTAGGAGCTGTTCCTATAAATGCGATTTGATCAGATCCAGAAGTAGTTATAAATTCTGATGTAATAGTGCCCGCACTCCCTGGACTATATACTGAAAAAGTTGGAGTTCCTAAACTAGCGCCTGTGTAGAACGATGCTTTTCTTAATTGTGTATAAGCTGTAGCTAAAATTTGTCCGTTAGTAGTTCCTACTTTACTAGCACTGTAGTAAGTGAATGTAGTAGTACTAGGTACAGTGTTAACTAAAAATGTTCCTTCTGCTCTACTAAATCCTGTAATAGTATTAGCAAGTGCTTTAATAGTAATTGGTGTTCCTACAGTAAATCCGTGTGGTCCTTGAGTAGTAACTGTTATAAGACTAGCACCTACATTACCTGTACCTGCACTAGCGTCTGTAACCACAGTAGATACTGCTGTATCTGTACCTGGAATTTCATATACACTAGGATATTGTCTTAATAAACCAATTGCTTGCCATTTAGTCGGCTGTAATCCGTATTCAAAGTCTGCGTCAAGCATACTTTGTGGAGTAGCTACACGCATACGTTCAATGGCATCAGTTCCAAAATCCCAAGGTCTGATTTTCATTTCGTCAGATTCAACAAATATCTGAATATCATCTGTTGAAAGGCAAGTACTAGTGTCTACGTTTAAAGTAATTGTGCTTACGTAATCAGCAGTTTGTAAAAATTGTGGGTAGTCTTCGTCTCTAGGTAGACCATTACTATTGTAAGTGTCAAAGTAATCAACTGTAGCTCCATAATCATTACTACTAAAATTATACATTATTATATTTTCTGTAGTATTAGTGATTAAAAGAATTTCATCTAAATTGATTTTTCCTTGTACTCGAAGTTGAGTTACTCCATTACTTCTAGCAGGAAGACTTGATAATCCATTTTCAATCACAGATGTTAGTACAGTTTCTAATGCGTATATTCTTGACGCCGCAGCGGATTCATAGGTAATGCCTCCATTGGTATATCTCGAAACCAAAACTTGTAACGGTGTATAAGTTGCTTGAGTAAAGATATAGCTGTTAATCAAATCACGAATAAATTCATGAGTTTTAATTTCTGGTCTGCGATCCCCATCTACTTGAGGAACTCCTGACTCCCAGTATCTACTAGAAACGAAACGTATTTCGATATTACCGCCATAACGCAAATCGTTAGCATAAGCGTCTAATACATATCCTATATCCCTTTCGCATTTACTGGTATCATAAACATATCCAGCAAAATTTCTTAAACTTTGAGTTATAGGTACTACAGGCAAGCTGTTTAAACCGTTAGCTAGAACACTAGTTACAACACTTGCTAAACTAGTAACAATGGCTGTAACACCAGTTTCAGCAGCTGATCCTGATAAATTTTGTGTGCTTGTTACTGGGCTTTGAGCACTAGAATAAGCAACTAACGGTAAAATATTATTATTGATAATATCTCTTAGCTTATTATGAGCAGCGACTTCCGGAGACCGATCGCCGTCAACTTGGGCAGTTGTTCCTACCCAATATTGACTAATCATATCTCTAGTGCCTTCTCGACCTCCGTATCTTATGTCGTAAATATATCCATCAATTATATACCCGACATCTCTTTTACATTTTGCGGCGTCAAAAGTATAACCTACAAATGGAGCAATGGCTCCAGTAACTTGAGTTTGTATCCAGGCAGTGATTTCGTCTTTTAAGAATTCTTTGTTGTTTGTCAGCAAAGCTACAGCATTTGGATATAAATTTAAGTTTGTTAAGGTTATTAAACCAGCATCGATAGTATTAATAACTACACTAGCTAAAGTGGCTATTGTGGTAGTTGTTCCTACTTCAGCTGCTAGTCCGGTAGTATCTTGTGTAGTAATTACAGGACTTTGATCGCTGTCGTATGGTAATTTAGCCAGAATATAATTATTGATTATATCTCTTAACTTGGTATGAGCTGCTACTTCTGCTTGTCTACTACCATCAACCTGTGCTACACCTCCTAACCAATATTGTTGTGCTGCTTCCCTAGTTTTTTCTGTACCACTATTTTTCAAATCAGAAATGTATGCTTCAATTACATATCCTACATCACGTTTACATTTAGAAGCATCATAAGTGAAACCTACAAATGGAGCAATATTTCCTGCTACTTGTGTTCCAATCCAGGCAGTAATTTCGTCTTTTAAGAATTCTTTGTTTCTAGATAGTAAACTTACTGCGTTAGGATTAAAATTATTTTCTTGTAAAACACTTAGACCATTTGTAATTACATCTAAAAGTATTTCTGATAAAGAACTTAATCTTTGCTGCATATGTGTTTCAGCATTAGATCCTGATGTGCTTTGAACAACACCAGCTACTTGTTCTGTTGGATAAAGTGTGCGTAAGAAAATATATTTTGTAATAATGTCTCTTAATTTTGTATGCGCCCAAATTTCTGCTTGTCTATTACCATCTACTTGAGCTGTTCCGCCTAACCAATATTGTGCTGCTACATATCTTATTTGTTCGTTGCCGCCATAACGTAAATCATAAATGTAAGCATCAATTACGAATCCTACATCTCTTTCACATTTATCTGCGTCGTAAGTGTATCCTGCGAATGGACCAGTACTTGCCGCTACTCGTGCGGCTATGTATGCTCTAATTTCCTTTTTTAAGAATTCTTTATTATTTGTTAACAATCCTACTGCGTTTGGATTAAGATTTATAGCTGTGTCGGTAGCAATACTAGCATTAATATAAGCATTTGCTTCTTTTTGAATAAAGCTTTTATTATTAGTTAATAAAGTATATGCGTTAGGATAAGCATTACTGCTACTAGCCACGCCTGGTAAAAACACATAATTTTGAATTCTTTTCTTTGACATTTAGTTCTCCGTTAGGCGCCTAATGCTATAGCTAATGCTGTAGCAGTTGCGTCAACATAATCTTTCCTTGTAGCCTTAGATGGACCAGAAGGAGCATTGTTTATTGTTATTTCGTCTGCTGTAATTGTATCAACTGTTAACGAGTTGTTAATAGTTATATTTGTTGCTGTGATCGATGTAGATTGTACATTAGTAATGTTTCCTGTAGTGCTGTTTAATGTAGTAACTGTTCCTAAAGTGCTAGTAAATGTCGTAATGGTTCCGGTGGTGCTTAATAAAGCATTAGAATTCATTGTTGTAAAATATGCTGCTCTTGGAATGGTATTTCCAATAGTCATATTATCGATACTACCTGTCACGCTAGGTAATACTGTTACTGATCCTACTCCTGTAGGAGACAAATTAATTAGACTATCACTGTTTGTAGCAGTAAAGTTTCCTAATAAATTAAGATTTGATAGTTGAGTATTATTTGTTGATGTGATATCAGTAAAGGTTGCCGCACGAGGAGTAATATTACCTATCACTACATTATTAATACTACCTCCTACTCCTGCGCTGTTAATATTGACAACACCAGAAGAAACTGCTAAATTATTTTGAACTTGTAAATTATCTGTGTTAACATTAACAGCATTGATAGTTCCATTAGCAACTGTAAAGTTTGCTGTTTCAAATCCATATTCAGAATAAAATTTACTTTCCTGGATAGTTTTTGGAATAGCTGCTGCTGTTGATAGACTAACTGATTCTGCATAATCTGCTACAAAGATAACTCGCGACCCGTCATAAGATATATTACTTGGGTTAGCTAATAATGTTACATAACTGTCATTAACATCTATAGAAAAGTTAGCTAATCTTGTTACAGTACCAATTCTTCCGTATTCTACTAAATTTACACTGTTAGGAGTTGCTACGACTAGTAAATTTATAGTTTCTTTAGTATGACTATCATATTCTACAGTCATAGTATATGAAACGCTAGAGTAATCTCCAACGTACCACCTATCAATTTCTACATTTAGAGCAGTATAAATTTGAACCCACTGTCCTTTGTGGGCCCAATTTACTCCGGGTTTTAACCGAAGTGTAGAATGTACTCCCTGATCGAAAAAACTAGAAAAGTTTAACATATAATTCTGCCAATATTAACTATATTTAGCATATCGTTTACTTGGCAGAATTTGTAGGTTAATTTGGTATTTTTATTAGCTTATTATACTCTGGCAAATACAAGTATTCAATATCGCTTCTTACAAGAGTACTTATAGCGTCGTCTAATGTTTCTACTAAAGGATCTCCACCTAGATTAAAGCTGGTGTTGAACAGAATAGGAATTCCTGTTTTTTCGTGAAACGCTTTGATTAGCTGGTAAAAATGATAATTTTGTTCTTCTGTAACTGTTTGTATTCTACAAGTACCGTCCACATGAATAATACTTGGAATTTTTTCCGCTACACCTGGTTGACAATTAACAGCATACATCATATGGGGGCTTTGATCCATTCCTCTTAAATCAAACCAATCATGAACATATTCCTGTAGTATAGTTCCTGCGAATGGTCTAAAATATTCCCTGCGTTTTACAGAGTTTACGAAGTCTTTACCATCAGGAAAAGTAGGGTTAAACAGTATACTTCTGTTACCCAATGCTCTAGGACCGTTTTCACTTTGTCCTTGAAAAATACTAACAATATTTTTTTCCACTAGCAGATTTACAATGTCTTCTTTAGTAGCATCAATAACTTCGCCGCCAGCATATCCTGCCTTTTCTATAATTTGTCTTTCTGTATAGGTATATTTTGGTCCTAAATAGAGTGTATCTAATTTTTGTATCTCTTTACTTTGAGTTACACCGTGCCAAAACAATAACGCAGCACCCATCGCTGTACCTGCGTCATTACTAATGGGTTCTACGTAAATTTCTATACCTTCTTTTTTCAGGTGTTCTAAATAATAGTAGTTAGCTACACAGTTTAATCCGTATCCGCCGCTTATTACTACTTTCTTTTTTCCTGTCATTTCAACTGCTTTACGTATTAATCGTAAAACTTGTTCTTGTGTCTGTGTTTGAACAGCGTATGCAAGATCTCTTCTGTTTTCTAACAGTGTTACATCAACATCTCTATCTTCAGGTTCTTCGCACAAAAAATCGTAAACATTTTTATTAACAAATGCGCCATTTGGATAGTTAGGGATAACTAAATTTCTATTAGATAACGGAACTTTGGTAGTATTATCAAATAATTTTGGAATTTTGTTATTTTCTTTTCCGTACGGAAATAACCCCATTGTTTTGCCTGCTTCAATTCCGCTAAATCCGCAGTACTCTGTAACCGCTTCATAAATTTTAACAATGCCTGAAACATCGGTGAGTACTGCTTCGTGAAATTGTCCTGGTTCATCAAATCCGTCCGACTCTAATTGATCGTACATTTGATTAACTATAGGATCTCTAGTACCGTAATGTTTATATAAAGTTTTAAAATTAGCCGGGTACCCACAATCGATTATACTTTCCGTTTCCCAGATGGTCATAGGAGTATTACCATACTGAATCTGAATAAATGTTCCTGCTCCGTCTACGATTACACTTACAGCATCGTCCCACCCGCTGCGATAAAAGGCACAGGCACTATGAAGTTTATGATGTATATGACTTAAATCGATTACTTGTGGATGATTATGTAGATTAGCTCTTCTCTCAATTAAATTCAATTTTCTAGCTAGTCCAGTATAAACGTCGTCTCCAGTGTAGTCTACATGTCCTGCTGTTTCTTTTAATTTTTGAGTATGTGCTACTATTAGATAATCAATTTTATCAGTATATTCTAGTATTTTTATCATACTAGCATATGGTCCGCCGTCGTATTTTTGACGACTTAATCTTTCTTCTTCTATGCTAAAGACGATTTCTCCGTCTTTTAATAAGCATACTCCAGCATTATGACCTCTTGCTATAGCAGCGATCCATCCTGTTTTTAAATTTATATTTGACATCATTTTTCCTGTTTACCTAAAATTGTATCTATAACATAGTCGTGAATAGCTGGAGTCATAGTCATAATGTTTTCATGTTTTCTATCTACACGTTCATCCTGAGTAATTCTTATTGGGCTATATTCTCTAGTATCTTCTCCCATATCTAAAATATTAAAAGTAGGACACTCTGGATAACTTACATTAATAGGAAAAGTTGATCCAAAAACAACTGTCGAAGGTTTGTTCATAGCATAAGCTAAATGTTGCCCTACGCTATCGCACCCAAAAAAGTGATCCGAATACTTAATAATAGCTGCCCATTGTCTTAGTCCTGTATTTTCAGGAGCAGCAACGTCATCCTTATATTTTTCCTCTCTTAGATCCAGTTTAATTTCACTCATCATTATAACACCAAATCCGTTTTCCTGTAGTTTTCTAATTAACACTTTGGTGTCTTTATATTCTATACTCCTACTTGTAGGATCTACAAAACTTTCATCTATATATTGTATTCCTCTGCCAAATGGCTGCATGACAATAGTTTTATCTTTTTTTAAAGTTTTTTTAATTTCTGCTACAACATGTCTACCTGTTAGTAGTTCTTCTTTACTTAAAAACAAATTAGGTCTAGGTAGTTCTCTTACACCTTGCTTATTGATTTCAATATCGAACGCTTGTGACAAGTTACATTTTTGATTATAATATTCCCATACTCTATATGGTTCTGGGCTAATAACATCCCTGTCTTTGATTTTTTCTTTGAAAAGATTTTTATGCCAAACGTCATAGGTTCTATCGTCTAGCGTAGGATGTCCTTTAAACAAATCCGTACCTCCTTCACATACTATGACGAAATCTTTATCACCGGATTCTTTTTCGTATTGTTCTAAAGCAGGGATAGAACAAATTACTCTTCCTGCTCCACCGTTAATAAAAAAAGCTTTTGATCTCATTTAAACTCCGTAAAAATAGTCTGGCCTATTATATATCTTTTAATATAATAGTACCAGACTAATTAAGAGTCAACGATTTTTAGTAATATTTTGGAGGATTCGCTGGGAATGGTATTTTCCAATGATCTACATCTGAATAAGTTGTTGCTAAATTGTTTAACCAATCTCTATATTCTTCTAAAGCGGCACGCTCGCTATCAGTATAATCATTATCCACTAACGATTGAGTAATAAGATTCGCTGCTTTTTTAGATCCTTCGAATACACTTTCTTTGGTTACTGCGTGTTCTCTAAAACGAGGAGTGGTAAATTCTCCATTTCTATAGAACATATCTTGTCCGTAATAATTTTGATTAATAGCACCACCGGCCCAAGTATATGTATATGTTCCTCTATTATTTGATAACTGCTCTACATAATCAGGAATTGGATCATGCTCGTATGTTCCTGTCAAGTATGCTGCTTCAAATGTTTTTTCTTTAGCATCTATTACAATAAACTCAGTTTCTGGATCATCGTCGACTAAATTTGGCAATTCTAATTCGCCTTCAGTTTCTCCTGATCTAGCAACATATCTAATTTCTCCGCTTGGAGTATGTACACACAATGCTAGATATCTAGGACCTAGATAAGTTGCCTGTATAGTTTTGTTTAAATTAGTTGTTGTTTTATACGGTTCGTCTGATAATTTTACCGTAAAAAATTTACGCATATTTTACTCCTACCTTTATGTAAACCATCTTATTCTTACTGCGCCCTGACCGCCTCTATATCCGTTATCTCTTACATCACCGCAATATGCGCCTCCTGGTGCTCCCCAACCGTATGGTACATAAGGAATACAACCAGTTGATTCATAACACGCACAAATACGATCAGAACGCCATGTATATGGGTGCGGAGAACCTTTAGTTCCGTTGCGACTAGTACTTAGTCCTGTAATAAATCCGTGTAGTCCTTGTCCTGGAATAGGTGCTTCCGTAGCATCGTCAGCAAACTGATAGCTTATGTATGGGGTTCCTGTACAACCCCAAACTCCTGATGGTCCTGGAACATGTTGTGTATAACAGCAACGACCGGCTGCTGTAGGACAAGAACAACTGAATGTCACACATCCTATACCACCACAACAATTGATATCACCACCTACTGCACTAGCAATTGTACCAAAACTAGAAGCGTTACATACAGTGCCCATACCATTGCCAAAACCATTATTAGAACCGCAATATCCTAACGCTCTAAAACAACAATAGCCGCCGCAGCCGCCGTCAGTTCCGCATGTACTACATCCAGCACGACCGCCTTGAGCACAGATACATCCATTAGTTCCATTACCAAACCAACAAACACAAGTAGCTTCAGAACATCCTCTGAATCCAAAAGCATCTGCATTACCGCAGCTAAATCCAATAGTACCAGTTACATAACATCCACTAGCCACACAAAAACATTTACGAGCATATGCTCCAGCATTTCCAGGTAGACTCCAGCCACAACAGCACATACGACTACTACTACCGCCTGCTCCCCAAACTTCCAATACTACACATCCTGTTCCGGGTGCTCTCCAACAAAAACCACCGCAAAAATTAGTTCGTACATTACCTGGACTGAATACAAAAATCCGTCCTTGCTCAAGATTATTTTCAGAATGATCGCCTTCCCATCCTGACTGAGCTCTCTGTTTTACTAGTTCTGTTAAATTAGTTGGCATTATGCTTGACTCGCAATAAACTTAATTCTAATAGCACCTGGGCCTCCTCTAGTAGCATGATCTCTTACACCAGCACAAGGACTAGGAGCCATACCAGGCCATCCTGGAGGATACCATGATATACAGCCTTGTGCTTCATAGCATCCGCAACTACGCCCGCCGGTCCAACATTTACTTTCTGTAGGAATACCCTGCTGTGGGTTTCGACTCGCTGAATTTAGAGCATGAATATACTGCATATGTCCTTGTCCGGACCAGTTACTAAATTCATTATCGTTTTCAGTTCCGAATTGTAATAGTGCGCCGCCTTCTGAAAAATATCCAGCAGGTCCTTGAACAAAATATACTTGGCTACATACACAGTTTGGAACACAGCCGTAAAATCCTGCGCAACTGAAGCCACCAAAACAGTTCACATCTCCACCATAAGCTTGGGCGCAGCAGTTAGCAATAGTTACACCATTGGCTCCTGCTCCAAAATTACATACTACACCGCAGTTACTATTAATGATAGTACTACAATATCCGAAAAATGTAAAACAGCAATATAGACTTGTTCCAGTAGAGCATACGCTAGCTCCGCCTCTGCCACCTTGAGCACAAATACATCCGCTTGTACCATTGCCGAACCAACAAACCATGGTAGGTTCCGAACATCCTCTGAAACATAATGCGCTAGAATTACCGCAACTAAATCCAATACATCCTGTTACTGAGCAACCTCTAGTAACACAAAAACATTTACGAGCATATGCTCCAGCATTTCCAGGCAAACCGCCGCCGCAGCAGCACATTTGTGCTCCTGATCCACCCGCACCCCATACTTCTAATACTACACATCCGCAGCAAGGAGCTTGCCAACACATGCAGCAAAACTGTTTAGTTCTCACGTTAGGTTCAGAAAAAATCCAAATCTTACCTTTTTCAAGCATTTCTTCATCAAAAAATGCTTGACGCAATTCTTCTCTAACTAATTGTGTAAATGACGTTGGCATTCATTAACTCGCTATAAACTTAATTCTAACTGCGGCATTGCCGCCTTTATGTCCTGTATCGCGTACATTGGCGCATACAACAGCAAAGAATGCTCCATGCCCTGGTGGTACATAAGCATAACATCCATTATCTTCGTAACATCCGCAACTACCGCCAAATCCCCAACAATATGCCCAAGGTACACCTTGGCTTGGGAATCTACTAGCAGCACTAATCATAAAATTGTGTTGATGGTCGCCGCTACCGGCAAAGTTTCCATATTCGTTACTAGCTTCAAACGATACAGCATGTACCACACCATCTTGACTAATCATTCCCGCAGGTCCTGGAATATAAGCAGTGATACAACAATCATTATTAGCCTGACAGTTAAAAAATGCTACACAACTAAAGTGTCCGCAACAATTAATATCGCCACCAAATCCTCTAGCTATATGATTTCTTCCGCCTGTTCTATAATTGCCGCCACACATTTCAGCTACACAGCATGGTGCTCCCCAGCAGTTAGCATAACAACATTGTGGATACAGACTGCTTGGAGTACATCCGCACATATATACACAGTGCGAGTTTTGTACATTACAGATCAATCCGCAGTTTTCATTATTAAATTTTGTTCCGCAGAACCATTGGCAAGTAAAACAACACCAAGCACTTTCGCCTGTAGTACATACACTTACACCGCCCATGCCTCCCTGAGCGCATAAACATCCATCGAATTGTGTATGACATTGATATCTAAACATACAACCACTACAAGCCACGCCGCCACCGCCGGCACCATAGCTAGTAAGATCACAAGATTCAGGAAAATTACTTAAATTTTGATTACCGCATAGACCTACTGAATAGCAAACTTGTGATGGTCCAGAACATCCTCTAAAACATAAATTACTTTCTCGACAAGCGTGATGTGCTACTCCACAAACGAATGTGCAACAAGTTTGTTTAGCACTAATACAAAATGCTTTTCTCACATATGCGCCGGCATTACCTGGAAGTCCGTATCCGCAGCAACACATTCTCGCACTGCTGCCGCCAGCTCCCCACATATCTATAACTACAATACCAGCACGTCCGGTAGGAGGACACCAGCAAAAGCAGTTAGGTACTTGATTAGTATTAGGTTGAAATCCCCAAATTTGTCCTTTTTCTAAATTGAACTCACTGGGATTCAGTGATTCAGATTTAGAACCTACTAAAGATTTAAGTGATGAAGGCATTCAAATTTCCTAATTATTAAGCTGAGCCAACGATCCAACCATATGTTGCGCCGCTGTAAATCAATGTAACTATCGCACCGTTGGTATCAATGGTCAAATCATCAGCAACATTCTGAATCTTAGCTCCATTTCTAGCAACTGTAATATTATTGGTAGCTGCTGTAGCTCCAATATCTATGATTTGAATTGTATCATTAACTAATAAACTACCACTGGCAGGCAAAGTAATTGTTAATGCGCCTGCTGCTGTAGTCGCTAAAATTCTATCATTTACTAATGCGTTATAGTTAGTAGAGATTTCACGGAATGTTGCTCCTGCTGTGCCCGTTGTTGTAATATATCTTCCCATTTATTTCCCCTGACTTCCTATTTATGTTGTCGATGTTTCGATACCATACACCGCTGCTGTAACATTGGGTATAGATGACCAAACTACTACGTTTCTTGTTGCTTCTAAAACAATGCCGGTGCGCTCTAATACGCCTTTGGCTAAAATTTCTGTATCAAATTCTATATACTCAGCAGTTGTTGGTGTAGCTGTAGCAGACAAACCAATTCTTACATTAGCAGCTTGATTACTTCTATTACAAACACTAATTGTAACAACTGAAAAAGTACTGGCTGGCACAGTATACACAGTAGTCAATGTTGCCACTGTTAAGTCGTTAGCGCCTAATCTTCCTGATGCCATTTATCTTTCCTTATTTGTTAACGGAATAAACTATATGCTAAAGCATAACCATCTACACCATCATTAAAATTCATTGTAGTATTTATGTTAATTTGAGCGCCGGTGGTAGTTGTAATAGTGTCGCCTGCTATATAAACAATACCAGCAGTCAAACTATTTACGTTCAAACTACTTGATCCACTACCAATTTGAGCACTAATATACGCTTTAATAGCACGTTGAGTAGGTACTAGACTATCGGAATCAGCTGTGAAATAAGGATCAGTGCTAAATTCTGTAATTGTAGCACCTGTTCCTCCTAACGCCACACTACCTAATTGTAATTCTTGTAGACCAGCAATACTAAATGCTTCAGCATTCAAACTAGCAATACCAGTTGATTGTTCTACACTGAAAATATCGCCTACTCTAAAGTTACCATCTTGGTCTGTACTAGTGTAGAATACACGACCGCCTCCAAACTCGTTGGTTTCTTTTGTTGGGTCAGGATCTATTAATGGATTACCAGGATAATTTGTATTAGTAAAATTACCTGTACCAATATCTAAGAAATCATGACCAGTTAAACGAACTTGACTATAACGAATTCTTATAGTAATGTCAGTTTCATGATCGGCGCTCTCTGCCATATCCCATCCAGGACTGATTTGAAGCACTGCTGTATATCTACTACCTTGAGGCAACAAGTTAGTAACATTTACTAACTTATAATACACGTCATTTATACCGCTAAACTGAACATTTGATCCTGATCTAGGAATTTCTGTTAAATTCTTAACTGCGATAAATGTACCTGTTTGGTAAGTGTCTATGGTACCATTACCTACTACACTGGCTGTGGCTGTAGTATAGCCTGTTCCTCTATTACTAAAGTTAGGCTGAGCTAATACACCTACTCCTTTACGAACTTCTGTGGCTGCTTCAACAGTATTATTTGGATCAACAATTGTTACAGCTGGTGCGCTCGAATAACCAGAACCTGGTTCAATAACTCGAATACTGCTAAGAACTTCATTAGTAACTAATGCTCTAGCGTAGGTTGTACATCCTGTAGCTACACTACTTGCTACAGTACCAGCAGCTCCTCTTTGTACAGCTGACCAAATTCCAGATCTGTTACTATTACCAAAATCTATAGCACTATATCCGTTGGCACTAGCACTCATTGTGCGACTAGTCCAGTTAAAGCCATCCTCAGATGTTGCTGCGTCTGTAGATTGACTTACTGCGAAAAATAAACCTTGTCCATAGGAAACGTCGGTGTATGTAGCACTAGGTACAGTCATTGTACTCCATGTGGTTCCATTTCTGCTGTACACTGCTGTGGTTAATGTTCCGCTACCAGGAAATGCTACAAACATATTTTTACCAAATGTGACTGATATCCAGTTTCCGCTAGTAATAGTTCGTGTAGTCCAACTTGTACCATTAGTAGAACTTGCTGCTGTTGTTCCACTAGCTGCTACTGCTACCCATATTCCGTTACCATATACTACACTGTTCCAAGTTGCGCTAGGTAAACCGGACATCGCTATCCACGATGTACCGTCATTAGTACTATAAGCTGCTGTTGTAGTGGTTCCAATAATTACCCAACGACCATTTCCGTAGGCAATATTAGTATAAGTTCCCGCAGGTGCTGATCCTCCGGCACTCCATGTTGTGCCACCATCGGTACTAATTGAAGTAGTACCTGTAGCAGAAATCGCTATCCATCTTCCATTACCGTAAGCGACTTTGATTGCGGTAACACTGACAGTTCCTCCGGCGGTCCATGTAACACCGTCACTACTGTAACTACTAGTAGTTCCTGCTACTGCTACAAATCTTCCACCTGCTGCTGTTCCAGAGATATCAAATGTATTAACCCCGCCTGCTACCACTTTTGTAACTTTTACTGTAATATTATTCGCAGGAGTTACACCGCCTACATTTGCTCCTGCTATAGTAATTACATCATCGATTTTATAGTTTGATCCTGGCGTAGTACATGTCACTGTTGTATAGTAGCTGCCTGCCTTGACCACAGTAAATATTGCTCCTGTTCCTGAGCCTCCTGAAGATGCTACACTAGTATAAGTTGCGTTTAAATCTCCGAACGCTGAATCAACCCACGCAGCATTTTGAATAGTTCTGGCTGTTGAAGTAAATCCAGGACTTGTAAATGTTAACCTTGGCTCGATAATGTATGCTGTGGTTACATCTAAACTACTAGCTATAGTAGTACCAGCGTTAATGTGATCCCATCCACTTGTACCAGTAGACTCTTTGTAAATTGTTGCTACTTTACTTCCGCTATTGTATGATTGAATGTAACCATATTGTCCGACACCGGTTCCTGCGGTAATTAAAATTCTCATTCCAGTGTAAGCACTGCTGATAGCAGTATCTGTAGCTGCTAAAGTTATAGAAGTAGTGTTACCTGACTGAGCAGTATTTGAGATAGTCTTGTATCCTGCTCCTCCGATTCCACTAGAGTCTCCAAAATCTTTTAATCTTATATAATATACACCGTTGTCTCTAAATTCTGGCGTAGCAGCAGCGTTCGCTCCTGGTCCGTTAAAAGTATAAGTAGCTGTACTGTAGTTAATACCAGCATTAGCATATTCTAATCTATATATTTGATCTACTGTATCTGTGAACACGCTTTCGACACTTGCTTCTACACTTCTATTATCAACTTTACCTAATATTGCTGTTTCAGTGATATCAATACCTTCACTCACACATCCGTAAGTACCATATGAGCTGTTACCATTTGTAGCACGAATTTTACCGCCATTCTCCGCTAGATATCCGATATGTCCATAGTATGAGAACACACTAACTAATTCAGCGCGACCTAAATTGGTAACCCACGCACCGATTCCATCACTTAGTACCTGTGTAAAATCGTTAGCAACAATACTGTCATTACCGCCATTATGAATATTACCGTCGACTTTCATTCCAATACAAGCTGTTCCAAAAGTTGTAACGTTTTGAACATATGGGCTTCTATGAGTAATCCAGGTACGATCGTCGTCTGGTCCCCAGCCTGGATCTAAACTAGTATACGCTCCTGCCGATGGTCTTCTTGTTCCGTATCCGTTAGGAGCTCCTAGAGTTCCGGTTAGACCAGCAGTTGTACAATTTCGTAGACCTGTTCCATTTCTCAGATAGAACATATCTTTATCAGTAGATCCGTTTACAGCATTAACATACAATTTTGCTGCGGTAAGTGTTTTGTAATTACTGTTATAAATTATATCCCATTTAATAGCATCTACATATTCTCTAACATCTCTCTTACAAGCGTTTTCGTCATATGTTCCAGCATAAGCAGGATATGTTACATTGATATATGCTACTGCTTCTTCTGCTAAAAATTCTTTATTTTCTTCTAAAATGTTTACTGCTCTATAATAGTTCTCGTCTGTACTCCAATAAGTTGTACCAGTCATTGTAGGAGGTGTGCCAGCAGAATTTACATAGTAATCTACATAATTTTTAGCAGCAGTAAACAAATTAGCCGCGGCTGTACCAGCACCTGCACTGCCTGCTGGTCTACTGGTAACTTGATTTAAAGGGTTTCCTGTGCTTTTTACGATGCTAACATTTTGAACAATATTACTGGTAATGGCTGCTAGTCTAGTTAATGCTGCCATACTATATGTTACATCTCCAGAAGCAATTATCAATCCTGCTGGTTCAATTCTAGTGGAACGTAATTCATCTCCTACTATAGCTGTAAGTGCTGGAACAACAATTGGTAAAATTTCGTAATATGTACCTGTTTTTACGCTTATAGTATAATTTACTTGTTGTAAATCAAATACAGTTGTACTATCTTCAACTGCGTTGATTGCTGTTGTTAATGATCCAACTAAGCTAGTAGCTAGTGTACTAGCTTCTGCTTCTGGATTTTTAGTCGCATCTACTACTTGTGTTACTACACCTTGATATGGAGTGATTGAATATTCGGCAATAAGATCTTCAATTAAGGATAAAGCAAAATTTATAGCTGCGATTGTTTGTAATTTTTCGCCTGCTCCGAACACAGCTATTTCTTCGCCGTTGTAGATAGCAAAGTCTCTGATCTTTTTGTTGCCGCCATGAGATATATCATAAACTATAGCATCAATAAGTACACCAATATCTCTTTCGCACTTAGCTGAATTATAAGTAAATCCGCCAGTAAATGGTGCGATAGGTCCTGCTACTTGAGCATTGACCCATGCTATAACTTCTTTTTGTATAAACTGTCTATTACGGGCAATTAAATTTGTAGCATCTGGATACAACATTCCTTTTTCAATTTGTTGTGTAGCATATTGAATAGTTTTAAAAGGTCTATCTATCGTTGATCCATAGTTCGGCCATGGATTGTCTTCCCCGGTAGTGCTGACATACACTATACGATTTATAATGCCCCAATATGCCCATTCTGGTGCCGAATTACTACTAACTCTTAATACCTGGCCAGCTTCGCCGATTGGTAGTCTTGTTGGTCCAGCACCGCCATAGTAAACTAAGTCACCCTGAGTAGTCAGTACCGATAGTTCTGATCCTGCTGTGAACACATTCCAAAATGCGCCTACAGTATCGTTGTCAGGTCTATTATGTACACCGGAAGTATGGGGAGTAATACAGATATAACTGTTAGGACCATATTTTACTAAATCGCCTAACACATAGGATCTACTACCGTCCCATGGACCTCTCCAAGAAGTACCAGAGTTTAGTTGCGCCCAGTATGTTGTATTGGGAGGAAGATTCGCTCCACTAGCTTCATGGTCAGCTACAGCTACATAGGTATAACCACCATATCTAATAACATTACCTACTCTATAAAAGTTTGGAGTTCCCCAAGAACCTTGATATTTAAATCCTGTAATATATAGATCCCAGTCATCACTGTTACTAGTAGGAACCTGATTAGTATGATTAGTTTTACTAATGTATACATATCCGCCATAAGCTACAGTATCGCCTGGTTGATAAACTGCACTACTGTTCCATGTGTCGTTAAATTCTAAACCTTCAACAAATTGTTCCCAATTTGATTCTGCGAACGTAGCACTAGAAGTATGATAAGTTGTACAAATCCATAGACCGGCACCATATTTTACAACGTCATTAATTTTATAACGTACACTAGCTGCGCTCCAAGATCCTAAATAATCTATACCTTTATGTAAAAAATCCCATTTAGCTTGATCTGCTTCTAAACCTAGAGTAGCTGTTGCTGCACTGGTATGCCCTTGGTTACAAATATATGTAATGCCACCGTATTTGACAATATCATTTACTTTATATCTTGTGCTTGTAGCCCAATTTGTTTTCCAGTCAAATGTTTCAGCGAATAAATCCCATTTAGCTTGATCTGCTTCTAAACCTAGAGTAGCTGTTGCTGCACTGGTATGACTATCATTACAAATATAGATGTATCCTCCATATTTGACGATATCATTTAACTTGTAAAATGTGCTAGTAGACCAATTGCCCTTCCATTCTTGTCCGTCGGACATTTGGTTCCATCTAGTAGGTATATTTTCTAGGTCAGTATTAAAATCGGCTGCTGCTGTATGTCCAATTACACACAAATATGTTTTGCCGCCATAACGAATAACATCATCTTTTATGTATGTAGTGCTGGTTACCCATGCTCCTTTCCATACAAATCTAATTCTACCTAGATTAAACTCAGCCATTTACTGCTCCGTAAATAATATATTGTATTTATGTTTTTTTTGGTAGCCCTTAATTTGGTACATTATTCTTGTAATTCTAAGTTAGAATCCCAAGAACTAGCAAAATAATTCATAGCTAATAGCGATCCTGCTGGCGGAGCATTAAAATTGACCTTGGCGTCCATCTCAATTTTATCTCCGGTTGTAGTGCTAATCAAATTTGGTCCTACAATAATTACACCGGCAGTAAGTATGGTAGTAAACGCATCACTACTACCACCGCTAATTCTTGAAGTAATATATGCTTTTATGGCTCGTTGAGTAGAAACGATATTATTACTATCTGCTGTGAATGTTGCATCGGTACTAAATTCTCGTACTACTGTTCCTGTTCCGCCTACCGTAACACCGCCTAATCTTAGTTCTTCTAATCCACCCAAATTAAACAAACTAGCACTAATTGTTACTGTACCTGTTGCTTGTTCAACTTTAAACAATTCGCCTACCCTAAAATTACCGTCCTGGTCCGTACTGGTATAGAATACACGACCACCACCTACTTCATATACTTCGTTTTCAGGAGCAGGAACAAAGTCATATTCTTTATACAAATCAGGATAATCTGTTCCTACAAAATTACCTGTACCAATATCTAAGAAATCATGACCGGTTAGACGAACTTGACTGTATTTTTGTCTTATTGTCACTGTTGTACCATGGGCCGGACTTTCTTCAATACCAAGATTAGGACTAATTTGAAGAGTCATTTCTAACGAAGGAGCTGTTCCTGAAACATTTTCTACAGTGATAACTTTATAAACTACATCATTAATGCCAGTGATAGTTAAGTTGTCTCCTGGTCCTGGTAAAAAACTCACTCCAGACAATCTTAAAGTATCCCCTAATTGGAATCTGTCTGCGTACCCGCCTCCTGAAATTGTAACTCTAGTAGAAGTTGTTTGGTAATTATTTCCTCTACTTACCCAGTTTACTGGACCTAATACTCCATTATTAATTCTTGCTTGTAAGACAGCATCGCTGGTATTATTTGGATCTGTCAAGGTAACTGTTGGTGCGACAGTATATCCACTTCCGCAATCCCATATTTTAATCAATGTAATTTTTCCTGCTACAACAGTTGCTCTTCCTTGTGCTCTAATTCCTGATATAGGTTCGTCAAATACCACTCTAGGTTCAATACTATATTGTGTAGTAGTGTCAAGTACTGGTTCATTGCTAAATCCTGCTACGTGATTGTATCCAAGAAAGTGCATTTGCATTGTACCAGTAGCAGTTGATAATGTTATAGGATTTCCTAAAGTATCTTCAATCTCCCAGAATGTCTCTGAACCAACTCCGGCAACTATATTAGCTATAACGTATGTTGTGTTCAATGCCACTCCCCCAAAAGCAGTACCAGTAAACACTATTCGTTGACCAGGACCAATAGCCCAAGAATTATTTCCATAAGAAATAAAATCTCCTGCACCTCTAAATTGATTAGTCGACGATGACGATGACGTTATAATCATAGCACCTGTATCTTCTGTCGCTATATGTGCTAGTTTCGAAGAGCTATCGTAAGCAGCTATTCTGCCGTATTGACCGGATCCTGTACCGCTATTAATTACTAGACGCATGTCCTGATAATTAGTAAATGTATTGCTATCACTAGCAGATAATGTAATACTAAAATTATCACCTGCTTGAGCATTATTAATAACATTTAAATAGCCGCCGCCGCCTGCTTGACTACTGTCACCAGGTGTATATATCCTAACTTGAGATACACCACCATTTCTTGTTACTGCTGTAGCACTTGCTCCTGTTCCTGCTCCTGTAAAGAAGTATGATGTGCCTGCGCCTACATAATCTTGACCGCAATGTTCATATTCTAAAATTAAAATTTGATCACCTGCCTGATCACTGAATGCGCTGGCCACAATTGCCTCAGTATATCTATTGTTAACTGTTCCTGTAATCGGAGTTTCTGCTAAACTAACTCCCTCACTCACACATCCATATGTACCGTATGAACTGTTACCATTCGTAGCACGAATTTTTCCTCCATTTTCGGCTAGATAACCAATATGTCCGTAATAAGAGAACACACTAACAAGTTCGCTACGCCCTTGATTAGTTACCCAAGCACCTATACCGTCACTTAAGACTTGTGTAAAATCATTTGCTACAATAGATCTGTTTCCACCATCATGTAAGTTACCGTCAACTTTCATCCCAACACATCCGTAACCAAACGTAGTTACATTTTGTATGTAAGGACTTCTAGAAGTAATCCATACACTACTATCGTTGGTTCCGCTTCCTGGATCTAAACTTACATATGCGCCAGCAGTAGGTCGTCTTGTTAGATATTGATTTAAAGGTCCTAAAGATCCTGATAGTCCTGTAAGTGTCATGTTTCTGATACCGCAAGCATTTCTAACATAAAACATATTACTGGTTTCATATCCAGGAGCAGGGGAAATTGTTGTACCTCTTAATTCATCTCCTACTAACGCAACACCAGCAGGCAAACTAATTGGTAATATTTCTTCGTAGTAACCTGTTTTAATAAAAATAGTTGCTGGTCCTGTAATATTCTGACAAGCATATCTTACAGTTCTCCAAGGAGAGTTTAAACTAGTTCCTCTATCAGCAGCATCTACGCCATCGGTGCTAACATAATATACTTTAGTTGTTTCATTAAAATTATACCAATCAGGTAGATTACTTAATGATTTTAAAATTTTTCCAGAAGTCCCAATAGGCAACCTTGTACTTCCTATGGTACTACCGTCTTCTGTAACACCGTAAATTTTTAAATCGCCTTGTGTTCTTAATCTATTATTAATATCACCTTGGCTAAACAGTGCCCAGTAGATTGCTGCTGCCGGTAAATCTGGTCTATCGTTAACTGTTGATGTATGTCTTTGTAAACATTGATAAGCAAATAAATCAAAAGTAACTACATCACCTAATTCATAAGCCACTGCAGTTGTCCAAGCAGCACGCCATTTCATAGACGTATTGACTACTTCCCAATATACTGTATTAGTAGGATCAGCACCAGTTACATCTGCTAAACATGCATATAGATAACCGTTTCGTCTTACTACATCACCTATAATATACGATGTAGTATTAGAATAATCTCCTCTTAGATTATACCCTATACTTAATAGTTCCCAATCTGAAGGAGATGTACTAGGTTCTTGAGCTTGATTAAAATTTATAGCAACGTAACTATATCCGCCATACTTTACAACATCACCAATTTGATAGCTAGTAACATTTTCCCATAGACTATCAAATTCTAATCCCGGAGCGTAAACAGTCCACTTGCCTGGATCAAATTGACCAGATGCGTCATGATATGTAGTACAGATATAGACTCTCGCTCCGTACTTAACAACATCATTTAATCTATATCTATTAGGAGAACTCCATGTGCTTCTATATTCAATACCACTGTGTACAATTTCCCATTTAGATTGGTCCGCTTCAAGTCCTAGTGATATAGTAGCAGCAGAAATATGAGCAGTAATACAGCGATAAATTATACCACCATATTTGACAATATCATTAATTCTATAAGGCTGATTATTGATCCATTCTAATTTCCAATCTTCAGTTTTGGCTAGGATAGTCCAGTTGCTAATATCATTTTCTAAACCGTAAGTAGGTTCTAGTGTGCTATCAACACCAAACAAGGAATCTGAAGTATGTTGTGTAGTACAACGATAAACAATACCACCATATTTTACTAGATCATTTAGACTGTATGGAATTTCGGATTGCCAGTCGCCTTGCCAGGCATAACCGTCCATCATTTGTTCCCATCTAGGTGCTGGTTCTGGAGGAACAGTTCCTGGTACTGTAGCTGCTAGGTCCGCATAAAATCCGCCGCCGGATTCTGAATTATGTTCGCGCAAGCAAACATAAACTTTTCCGCCGTAGTTCACTACGTCATCTGGAAAATATACGTTTCCAGAACTCCATTCACCCTTCCAGGTGTACTTTAATCTACCAATTCTAAATTCAGCCATTTTAGCCCCAAAAAACTATATTTTTAATATTTATATACCGGTTGGATAGTCGTATTTTTGATTAATTCTTACGATTAGCTCGCCGTTATCGTTTACATAATATAGTAAACTGCGATTATCCCATCGATATTGTTCCCACTTTAAATTAGGATAAACAAGTTGATGTTTAACATTTCTTCCTTCAAAAAAATCAATACCTGCTTCATATCCATTAAAATTATCTTCCTCAGGTCCTGGGACATTAATTTCAAGAGTATCGTTAGGATTTAATTGATTTACTTTTCCAAGATATAACTGACCTTCTGCTGTTCTTCTTAATCCGTAAAAGAATTTAGGTATATCTCCTAAAATACTTTGTTGATCACTTCCAAAAAAATAGTTACTCATAATTTTTCCTTAAACAATTTCAGCATAACTTACTACTACATCGATACTATCTGCTGTATCACTGACAATTCTAAGTCCGCACTGTTCTGCTAAAATTAACTTTTCGCCGTTAGTAATCATTTTTGCGCTGGTATTCGCTGGGATAGTTAATCCTCTAACATAATATGCTGCGGTACTACTTGAGTCTACAACGTAAATGTCTATAGTAACAGGATCATCAATTACATTAGCAATGTTACAACCAATAATTGTAAATCTATTATTTGAAACTGTTTGAACAACATCAGCAGGTGTTGTTCCTATATTCTTAACCACTCGTGTTCTAAAAAAAGTTGCCATGTTTATTATCCAAAAATCAATACACGTTCAATTGCTATTTCTGCTGCTTGGTCTGCGTTAATACCTGCGCCAGTACCAGCTACGCTAATCCATGATGCTCCATCGTAAATTTCTACAAATCCTAAACTAGTACTGAATCGCATCATACCTAATTGTGGGCTACCCGGTCTTTGAAAATCATTACCTGATGGTATAACTACCGCATTCGTTCCTACAATATTAAAATATCCTGAGCCCGTAGACTGCATGGTGGTCACAGCATTGGTGTTTGTGTTTGTTATTGTGTTTGTAGTAATTCTAAAACCATCAATCACTACTGCGCCAGTGCCGTTAGGTCTTAATTCTAAGTCGGTATTTGAACTTGTAGTCCTAATTATATTACCGTCAATTTCAATTTGATCAACTAATAACTTGTTTACATTAAATTGATTACTATCTAAAGTAGCTGCTAAATTTCCATCTGCTACAAAATATAATGTGTTTTCATTAGATCCTGGACTTAGTTCTGGTATTACATAAGTGTTTCTGTCCGCATCGATTACACTACCGAATTGAATCCAAACTGCTCCGTTATATCCTTCAAACTGATTTACTGTACTATTGTATCTTATCATGCCGGCTTGAGGAATTAATGGACGTTGAGCATCGGTTCCGATAGGTAATGTCAATGCTTGATTACTATTAATTCTGAACACTCCTGATCCACTAGGAGTGAATTCGATATCTTGTCCTGGAACTAAACCTGAAATTGTACTACCTTGTACACTTAAATTTTCAAATAAAACTGCTCCAGTTCCATTAGCACGTAATTCTAAATTACTGTTAGATAACGATGTGCGGATTACATTACCTTGAATAATAATATCATCTGTAGTAAATGTTCCGCTTTGAACAGTAGATCCTACATTTAAACTGCCGACATTAAGAGTGCCAGAAACTGTAACATTTGAAAGAGTAGTAGATCCTATAACATTTAAATTTTGATTTACTACTAAATTGTCGTTTGGTATTCTAACTACCCCTGTGCCGTTAGCACGTAATTCTAAGTCAGCATTTGATATTGTAGTAGTAATTAAATTTCCACTTATTCTAATATTATCAATGTCTGCTTGTGCTAGATAAACATTTCTCCAGCTGTTTGATAAAGATCCTAAATCATAAGCAGCATTAGCATTAGGAATTATATTACTATTAATTCTTGAATTAATTGTTAATAAATCAGTAGCAGAATCACCAATAGTAGTATTACCTAGAACAGTAAAGTTTTCTTGTAAATCAACTGTACCGGTAATTGTAGCATTACTAGTAAAAGTAATTTGATTATTAGCAGCAGTTAATGTTATACCGCCCGAAGTACTTTGTATAGTATTTCCGCTTATTCTGATATTACCAGTTTCTACTTTTGTAGGAGTAACTAATGTAGTGTTTGCTCCGTCTGTAAAAGTTACACCAGTTGAACTAGTAATTTCTAAACTAGTTGGATTAAATGTAATTGTACCTGTTTGTTGATCTACTACAAAATAATCTCCAACTCTAAAATCACCTTGAGCGTCAACACTTGTATAGTACATGTGTGCGCGGTTTAATTCAACAACTTCATTAGCTTGTATAACATTTATAGGATCGTTATCGCTATATCTTCCGGAACCAATATAAGCAAAATTAGTTCCGATAAAGTATCCTAGAACACCCTCGCCGTCGCCATAGGCTCCATAATTTCCGTAAACACTGGCACTAGCAATACTGCGGATTTCTGCTCCGAAATCACTATAATCTGCCCAAGACAAATGACTAGCCGTTTGTCCTCCGCTGAATGTAATAATTTGTTGATTATCTGTATTAGGTGGACTAAGACTTTCTTCAAACCCAGAGATTTTACCATCAATTACAATATTAGTATAAGGAGCACTATATGTAAAACTTTCAATAGTTCCTGTAGTGTAAGTAGCAGGATTAGCTGTGACATTTTCAACAGTAATAGTATCACCAACATTTAATGTTTGTGCGCTGATGCCGTACACTTTTAACCTTGTTTTGCCGTCACCAGCAAAACCAGCACTACCACTTACAGCGTATAATCCTCTATTAGAAAAATATGTAAAACTGTTTAACCATTCGACTCTTACACCATTGGTCATTGTTATTGTATCAACACCTGGTGTAATAAATGTAGCTGAATGGAATAACATACTAGCTTCTTTACTAGCAGCATTTACTATGCTTCCATCTACGTATGCTCCTTTTCCTGCGTCGCCTGATAAAAATCCTCTTGGGTCACTAGGAGGATTAGTTGCTAGTCTAACCGTTGATCCTGCGGTAATTACACTTACATTACGAATATAAGGGCTTCGACTTGTTACAGTCATATTAGGAGCAAATCTAAATGCGTATCCAGTATTTGTTCCTACATCATATTCGAAACCAGTTATTGTTAAATCTTCAACAGTTGTTTCGCCGTTTAGTAAAAATACATCTACAGTAACATCACTATCTGGTTGAATGGTTACACTGCGTATTCCGGCACCTTTAACTGTAACTCCTGCGGGTACTGTTAATGGTAACGCTTCAGAATATGTTCCAGGATAGATATAAACAGTATCTCCTGCAGAAGCTAAATCTAATGCTCTGCCAACACTACTTAACGGATCATTTTGATGGGTTCCGGTATTGCCGTCATCACCATTTACTGCTACATAGTAAATGTTACCTTGATTTAACGCAATATCTATACCTGCTACTGTAATTGCCCCGGTTACAACAGCGTCTGCATGTAAAGTATCTACCCAGATGTCTTTCCATCTTTTAGATCCAGTTCCTAGTTGAAATGTATTATCAATGTCTGGAATAATATTACTAGCGATATCAGCATTAAATGTTATGCTATCTGTATTAGAATCACCTAACTGTAAATTACCATCAGCAGTTATAGTTCCGGTAGCATGTAAATTACCTATAACTTCAGTATTACCGTTTAAGTTGATTTTACCTGTGCCTGATGTAGTAAAATTTAAATCAGCATTTGAATTTACTGTTGCTATCTGATTTCCCTGAATTTGTATATCATCTATTAATAACTTACTTTGATATACAACTTGTCCTCCTATAGTAGGACTTAAATTCAGTGTTCCTGTAGTACTGTAAATTTGATTATTATCTATTACAATATCGCCAACTGTGGCAGAATTCAATACTTCTAGAAGACTTGTTCTTGTTGTTCCGTTAACTGTAAGATCGTGGCTAGGATTAGAGGTTTTAATTCCTACTCGTCTAGAATTTACATCAAGATAAATTAAATCTGTTTCAAAAGCGAGATCGACTCCGTTACGAAGTAGATCATCTCTGAGCATTTGTCCTGATATTTTACCTACATTGCTGGCCATGTTTTTTCACCGTTTTTTATATTTATTGCTAGCCTAGTATCAAACTCCACTGGTCCGTGATTTCTTCCATATCCGTAGCTGTTACACCGCTAAAGTTACCCACCATAGGTATCCACGTAATTCCGTCAAAAACTTCTCCAGTATTAGTATCTGAATTAATTCGTATACCGCCGGTAGGTAAGCCTGCTGGTTGCTGTGCTGTACCACCAAAAGGCACACCTACGGCACCGGTTCCAGCAAATCTAACATATCCTGTGCCTGTAGAAATAATAGAAGTTACAGCATTAGTTCCTACATTTGTTAAATTATTATTAGATAAATGAATACTATCTTTTATGTTTACTATGCCTGTGCCGCTCATATCTAATTGAATGTCGGCGTTAGAATTTGTAGTGCTTAATCTATTATTATCTATCTCAATTTCATCAATTTTTACTTTTTGAAAGGTTGCCGACTGACTATTAATAGTGCCTCTTACCACTCCATTAATAGTCATTCTAATTTGATTATCATTAGCACCAGGACTAGATTCTGCTGTAAGGCTGGTGTTCAAATCAGCATCAAATAGTCCATGAAGAGTTTTTGTAGTGCCAGAAATTCTTGATTGAAACGTTGAACTAAGATCATTAAATCTAATTTCTCCGGTGTTAATTAATATTCTATTAGTATTATTTCCTACAGGAATTCTAACAGCATTAGTCGAACTTAATTTTAAAACTTGTCCGGAGTAAGGATTTATAACAACAGATCTATCAGATTCTGCTCCTGATAGTAGTATGTTACTGATAGTAGAATTTATAATTTGTAGAGTTTGATCTAGAATCACTCCACCAGCACTATTAGCTTTAAGTTCCAAATTACTGTTAGACAATGTAGTTCTTATTACATTTCCTTGTATGTCTATATCCCCATTATCAAATTCAGGAGCAGACAAATTTGCTACTACAATTGGATTACTGCCTGTAGTTGTAAAGTTATTTGAATTTAAATTAGAAAATTGGCTTAAATTTGTTACTGTTAAATTTTGATCTAGATTTAAAGAATCGCTTACTCTTACTACACCTGTACCATTAGCACCTAATTCGAGATCGCTATTGCTTTCTGTTGTTGTAATAAAATTTGTATCTATTAATATTGAACCAAAGTCAAGTTTAGATGCGTATAAGTTTTTAAACGCTAATGAATTACTACCTAAAGTATACGTGCTGTTAACTGGTAAAAAATCCTTAGTCAATCTTGATATAAAAGCTGTTGTTCGTGTGTTATTATTTAAAATTAAGTTTTTTTGTAAACTTGTAGTTCCATTTAAAGTTAAAGATTTAGTACTAACAATATTTGAATTTAAATTTAAAGTATTATTGTTAGAGACAAAATTTAATCCTCCGCTGTTGCTTTGTATTGTATTTCCTAAAATACTAATATTACCTGTAGTAACTTCAAACGCATCTATATATGACGTATTGGTACCGTCTGTAACCAGTAGATTAGTACTAGTGTTCGTGATAGAATTTAAAACAATTCTTCCAGTGGAACTTTCTATCTGTAATAGATCTCCTACTCTAAAATCACCTTTATGATCAACACTTTGATAATAAATTGTTCCGCTGTTTAATTCTACTACTTCATTATCTTGTATTACATTTGTTGGATCATTATCGTTACTTTTTCCAGAACCAATATAACCAAAATTGTGATTAATTAGATACATTAGAGTAGCAGCACCGTCTGCTACTGCTCCGTAATTTCCGTAAACATTAGCAGAGGCTATACTACGAACCTCTGATCCAAATTTAAGACCTAAACTAGCAAATCCTGAGCTACCATTTATAGCATATAATCCTCTATTAGCATAATATATAAAACTGTTTAACCATTCTACCCTAACACCATTTTTCATCACAATAGTGTCAGCATTTGGGCAAATAAAGGTTGCTGAATGAAATAACATACTAGCTTCTATACTAGAAGCATTAGCCACAGCTCCGTCTATTTTAGCACCGCGACCAGCATCTGCTTGATCAAACCCTAAAGGATCGCTACCGCTAACTACACTGCCTTTAGTAATTACACTGATATTTCTTACATAAGGACTTCTACTTGTAACTGTTATATTATTCGCAAAACTAAAAGCATATCCTTTATCATTAATACTATCATAGTAAAAATCTGCTACAGTTAAATCTTCAACAGTACACTCTCCGTTTAATTTAAAAACATCTTCGTGCGTACTTGCTGTATCGGGAACAATTTTTACAGATCGTATACCATCACCTCTGACTGTTACACCTGCTGGAACAACTAATGGAAATAATTCTACATAGGTACCAGGATAAACAAGAACAGTATCTCCAGCAGAAGCATTGACAAGTGCCCATTCTATAGTAGCGAATGGACCGTTAGGATGATCGCCGACGTTACTATTATTACCGTTAGTAGCTACATACCAAGTATTTCCTGCTCTCAATCCTAAATCTATTCCAGCGACCGTACTTCCGCCAGCAGAATAATTTGTTCCGTTTACTAAGTAGGTATAGATGTCGGAAAACTTTTTGTTATTAGTTCCTATATCATATGTGTTAGTTAAATCTGGAATTATATCGCTAGCTAATTCCGCTGCGAAACTAACATTATCGTTATCGTCACTGCCTAATATTAAATTACCGTCAAAAGTTACATTGCCTGTAGCATTTAAACTTCCTATAACTTCAACATCAGCATCGAGGATAATATCACCAGTTCCAGCAGGAACTAAATTAATATCTCCGTTAAGAGTTTTACTAACGATAGAATTGCCATCAATATACAGATTAGCTGTATCTAATCTTTTAGTTGTTATTTTTGGATTATCGCCAGATGCTGCTAGATACAAATTACTAGCACTGCTTATTGTATTTCCAGAAAAAGTTAAGTCTTCTAAACTAAAGGGATTGTCAACAATTAAATCAGTTGTTCGTAAATAATTGTCAATTAATAAAGTTCTGAAAGGTGTATCAGAATTGATACCAATGTAATTTGAATTAACATTAAGATAAAGTAAATCACTTTCAAATGCTAGATCAGTTCCTTCTCTTAGAAGGTTAGATTCTAGCATCTGACCGCTGATTTTACCTACTGTATTAGACATAAAACGCTCCTATACAGTATTTATTGGTATTATTTTATTGGTCGAACCCGTTCAACACGTAGATTGGTTTTGACATAGGTACAGGTGTTCCGAATACAACGTACACTCCTGGAGTGTAAGGTGCGCTTGGACCTGATGATGGATTTTGAACTATTTCGTAGTTTATTGTTGCTACTTGAAAAACATTTTCTACTAAAATAATTAAATTTTTAGCGATCTGATTTGCGTTAAAAAGCATTCCGCTTTGGGCAGTAACTACAAAAGGATTAAATCCTAAATCAAAGGTAGTTTCGACTGCGTTTCCTGTTCCAATTATTTGTAAATCTATTTTACCAGGCTCTTTAAATCTAAAACTACGCCATGCTCCTGCTTGATACCCTTCGAACTGATTTGTTTCTGTATTATAACGAATCATTCCATTTACATAAGTCGGAGCTGTACTATCATCTGGACTTTGATGTTCGTTGTCTCCTCTAGGGAGTAGTAAACTATAAGGAGAGTCGACTACAACTTCTCCACTAATGTCTACAAACACACTGTTTCTGCCAGTGACTGTTTTTGAATTTAAATGTGTTCTTCTTAGATATTTCATTATACACTTATCACACTAATTGTTGCTACTAGATTTGCTGGTGCTGATGTACTTGCTACTACTTTATCTCCGTTGTCTAAAATAATTTTTTCTGTATCAAATGTGACAGTTTCGCCTGCTGGAACAGGTAATTGATTAACTATAAGATTGGTATTACTAATACCTTGACCTTGTTTTACAAAATGTAAATCAAGATAAGTTAATCCGTTTGTAGGATCTAAAGGGTTGTAGGTAGCTGTATTACAAACCCAAATACATGTAACCGCAGTATTTCCGCTGCTAGTATATAAATCAGTGTTACTTGTGCCAATCGCGGTACTTTGGATAGCCATTGTGATTCCTTAAAATATAAAACTTAAAAGTAATGCTCTTTTTCTACTTACTAATTCTTCTGTCATAGTAATCACTGTTGAGCCATCTGTATCTGGTCTACTATTAACATAATAGATTCCAGTATCTCCTCCTCCGACAGTAGATTTAGTATACAATTTTGTTGCTCCGCCTAACAGCGCAGGATCACTTCCTTGATCAATCAATGTCAAATATCCTGCTACTTGTATTAGTCCGTTATTTGATGTTAAAGTAAGTGCGTTTGCTGTGGTATTAATAGTATTTCCGCCAACACGAACATTGTTTACCAATAGCCCGGCACTATCAATTATTGCTTCTAAAACATTGTCAACTTTAAATTCTAATTGACTTACAACATCTCCGTTTGACGTATCGAATCCTTCTCCAGTCGTGTCGCCTACACCAAATCTTTTGGCTGTAAATACTGCTAAACTATAGGCAGTAAAATCGCTAACTGCTTTCATATTAGGCATTCTGTCATCGTCGGTAATACTTAACCCCAGAGTAGGATCGTACCCTACTGTATCTGTGTAAGTTAAAATTTGACGTTCATAATTAGTTGTTCCTGCTACAGTTACATACCCTGTCCCAGTATTAATAAGTCCTAAAACTCCGCCGCTGGTATCAATTTGATTTGTTCTAATGCCTGCTATAGTAGGGCTACCAGATGTATGTACTCTAAAACTCCATAATCCTTGTGTCTGTAAACCAGTAGGAGGATTATAATGGTTAACTTCGTGCCAAACCATTTCAGCAGGAGAGCCGGAACCTCTATAAATTCTTACCCCAGAGACTCCTGCTCCGCCATATTCCGCATCGGGTTTAGTTACAGTAGATCCAAGTGTATCGTCTTTGTTGAGGATAATAATATTATCCTCAACTTGAACATCTTGTACATTAAGGTAAGTAAGTTGTCCTTCAACAACAAGACTACCAGTTACGTAGACCGTACCTTGTTCTACACCTGTGTCTAGTGTAATTGCGCCACCGTCTTCAACTTTTATTTTGTAATTGCCTTGACTGACTCTTACAACTTTATTACCTTTAATTGCCATTTAATTCTCTTAGCTAATTAATGTTAAAATTAGTAATGTTTCTGTCGAATCATCACTTAATGTCCATTTAAAAGAACGACCTAAATAATCTTTAGCCCTGTGTTGATACAATCTACGAATAGCAAGAGCTTGACCATTATATAAACCAACTAAACTAGCGTCACCGTTACTAGCTGGTGTTAGCGCATTAGTTAGTGTAGCTCTTCCAACAGCAGTAGTTCCGTCATCTGTACTTACTTTATAACGACTTGAACCAACTTGTTTTAGAATATAACCTTCGTAAACAACACCACCTAATTTAAATCTAATAGGAATATTGTTACCTGTGAATAAACCAGTACCGGTACCTGTTCCTGTAGTACCGAACCAGCGTTTGTTGACTGGACGTCCCATTTGTTTCTCCTTAATAATGAGCGTTCTAGGCTCCTACGCGGTGGGGACCGCATAAATCATCTAGACATAGTATTTATATAAAAAGAAAGGACCCCTAAGAGTCCTTTCTGAAATTAAAAAACTTTTTGAAGTTTTTAATTAGCTGAATGTTAGACCTGTTGTTGTAACAGTTCCTAGGTAGTCAGCTGCGTTACCTAGAGAGCTTGCTGTATTGCTTAGTTCGACATATCCATAACGAGTCATAAAGCTTACGACTGGTTCGAATGTGCTTGGATCTAGAACAACACCGCTGCTCATTAATGGAATGTATGGGCAATAGAAAGCAGCCGCATCACTCTCGCTTGTACCTTTGTAACCAACTAGAACTGTGTCGTTCTGAGCATATGTGTTAACATATACTTTCATCGCACTGTTTAGTGTACCAACAAACTTAGTGTTAGTTGGGGCTTCGAATGTACCTTCTGTTGTACGAGCAAACGCACTGGTTGTTGCGCTCTGTAATACTGTTAGTACTGTTGGGCTAACAACTGCCCAGTTACCAGCACCACGACGTGTACGCTGAGCGATTCTGTTAGCAACACGATTGATCTGAACAGCTAAAGCAGCATGTTCGTCACCAACGAATGTAGCAGTACCAGAAACAGCAGTTTGGTCATACGCTTCTTGGTTTTGTGTACCAGCTAATGTAGCAAGAGATAATAGGATCTCTTGATCAATTTCAGCTGTGATTTCTTGTGCTAAAGCAGCCATGATTTATGCTTCGATGTCAATGCCTTGTTGAGCTTGTGCATCTTGAGCAGCTTCAAATGTCCAGCGAGCACTTAGTTTACGTGTCTTCGCTTCGACTGTTTGCTTTAAGATCTGGATGCTTAAACGCTTACCAGCAGCACCTTCTAGAGTTGCTGTTGATGCAGCTGTGAAAGCAGCGCCATCGTTACCAGAATAACCTTCTGCGATCTTAAATGGACTTAGTGCTTCTACACCAGCGTTCGCACCGTATGTACCGCTTAGGGTATCTGCGTAACGAACACGTAGAGTATGAATCTGTCCAACTGGTCCAGTCATTGGTTGTACACCAACTAATTCGTTAGCAATAACGGTTGGCATAACACGACGGATTACTGGAAGAATCACGCGGTTTAATGTTGCGACGTTGCCGGCAGAAGTAGCACCACCTGAAGCATTCTCTGCGAGATACTTACGTGTATTCTCTAGAGTAGATGCCATTACAGATTTCTTTGTGCCTTGTAAGCCTTCTAATAGGGCTTCTTTTGTTTCTGCCCAACGGCTTGTTAGTAGTTCTGACA